TGATAACGAGCAGCGGCCCGAGCGCAGCAACGATCAGGCCGATGGTCAGGATCGCTTTCCGCTGGCTTTCGCTCATGCCGTTCAGCTTGTCCACGAATGCCTGAATCTTGGATACAATAGCCCGGATCGCAGGCATCAGCATTTCACCGAAGGAGATGGCCAGTTCTTCAAGCTGAGACTTGAGAATGGTCAGCTGACCGGCCAGATTGTCCTGCATGGTCTCTGCCATCTGCGCGGCGGTGCCGTCACAGTTATCGATGGCGGTGCTCAGTTTTTCTATATCCTCCGGAGCGGCATTCATCAGCGCGAGGAAGCCGGACATCGCATTTTTGCCGACCAGAGCTTCCGCGGCCTGCGCTCTTTCAGATTCCGAAAGCTGAGAAAAGGCCCCACGGCAGTCCGCCAGAATATCTGACAGATCGCGCATGGAGCCGTCTGCATTGGTAGTGGCGATGGTGACTTCACCCAGCGCCGCGCCGGTGATCTTTACCTCGCCGGAAAGGTTGTTCATGATCGTGCGGAGTGCGGTACCGGCCTGTGTGCTCTTTATTCCGGCGTTTGCCATCAAACCGATAGCCTCTGCGGTATCCTCCGCGGAGAAACCGAGAGCACCGGCGATAGGCGCACAGTATTTGAACGTTTCGCCCATCATGGAGACATTGGTATTGGCATTGGAGCTGGCTGCCGCAAGGATGTCCGCAAAGTGGCCGGAATCCTGGGCCGACAAGCCAAATGCCGTCAGGGCGTCCGTTACGATGTCGGATGTAGTGGCCAGGTCTTCACCGGACGCAGCGGCAAGGTTCATGATGCCCTCGATGCCGCCGAGCATGTCCTCTGTTTTCCAGCCCGCCATCGCCATGTATTCCATAGCGGATGCCGCCTCGGATGCGGAGAACTTTGTCTTGGCACCCATCTCCCGGGCTTTATCACGCAGAGCATCCAGATCATCACCGGTTGCACCTGAGATAGCTGCAACCTTGCTCATGCCGGAATCGAAGTCCGCGGCGGTCTTCACCGCGGCTGCGCCGAGACCGGCAACGGCCATAGAAGCAGGCATGATCTTCTGACCGGCGCTGGTGACGGAGTCTCCGAAAGCCTCCATCTTTTTTCCGGCTTCGTCGATCTTGGCGAGAGCCGTGCTTGTGGCAGCGGCTTCCTCCTGCAGGCGGCGGAGCTCCTGCTCGGTTTCTATGATCTCCCGCTGCAGGGCGTCATATTTGTCCTGCCCGAGATCACCATTTTCGAGCTGCTGCTTTGCCTGCTCCTGCGCCTGCTTCAGAGAATCCAGTTTCTCTTTCGTCGCGCCGATGGCGTCCTTCAGCGCACGCTGCTTCTGGGAAAGAAGCTCCGTGTTCGAGGGGTCCAGTTTCAGGAGGCGGTTTACATCCTTCAGCTGGCTCTGTGTGTTTTTGATCGTACTGTTGACGTTTTTCAGGGCTTTTTCAAGACCTGTGGTATCGCCGCCGATCTCAACGGTTATGCCTTTTATGCGTCCAGCCATGATGCTTGCCTCCCTTCATCAGAAATTATCGAAATCCTTCTGCCCGGCGACCCTCACGGTATCTTTTTCACCGTACTTGTAATCGTCATTTCCTTTTTCCGTCCATATATCCAGGACCATGCCGATGGTCAGGAGATCGAGGTCACTCATGGAGAGCCCGATCTCCAGACATCGGAGCAGGAAAAGCGGTGTCGTTATCTCCCGGGCGCTTGGATTCCGTTTTTTTTAGATTCGATGTCCGTCACCAGATTCGCGCCCCAGAGCTCAAGGATCTCCGGCAGCACCTGATAGATTGAGAACATCTCAAACTCATCCAGCCACTCCTCAATGGTTCCGGGAATGGTGGGATCAGCATGAAAGGCCATGATATAGGCCACGTTTTCGAAGATCTCCAGATCCTCGATCTGCATTTCCTCACCGTCATCAGTCTTGCCCTTGTAGGACTTTTCCAGCTTGGTGAGGTCTTTGAAAATGTCCCGTTTGAACTTAATGCGGTAAAGCCGCGGAATCGCGGCAGAGGAACGGAAACGTACCTCCTTGCCGCTGATCACAACAGATTTCTCCTGCATGGCTTAACCCTCCGGCTCCGTCGCAGGCTCAAGCGAAGGCACGTACACCGCGCCATACCAACCGTCATAAGTGGCCTTAGCTGTGGTGTCGCCGGTACGGCTCTTAACCAGGCCGTCTTCACGGGGATCAGCGGTCAGGTTGAGGGTCTCCGTGCGCGGCTCAATCGTCTCTTCCTTGGTCTGAGACTCGATGCTCGGCCGGGAGGCAGCACAGTTGTACAGGACATGACGGATGCCGTGCTCGTCGCCGTCAAACTCGAACAGCAGCGCGAACTTCACGCTCTCGGTATTGTCGGCCCTTTCGACCAGCACACCGTTGCTGTCCAGAAGCTCCTTGAGGATCTCCGTGCGGAACCACTCGGGGATCAGCGCGATTTCCAGATCGCCGGAATAGCCGTTGTTGGCATAGGTGCGGAAATACACAATGCCGTCAGCATAGAACGGAGAGCTCTCGCCCTCGGCATCCAGCGACAGGCTGACTGCGCCGGGGATGGCCTTCGGCGTTGCGTAGGAATAATTCGTCACACCGTCCACGACCTCGGTCGTGAGCTTTGCGGCGTGAACGTTTTTCAGGTTGTATTTCACCTTATTACTCATTGGGTTTTACCTCCTCAAAAGAATAAAGGACTTCGTAGAGCCGTTCGCTCTCGATCCAGACCTCGGTCTTGTCATAAAAAATGCCGTGCCCATCGAGCACGGTCTCAATACGGGATTCTATTTCCGGATTCTTTTCGTCGGTGTACAGTTCAATATGAACGACATCAACTTTGAAATAGGCCCAGCCGTCAGCAGCAAAGTTGTCGCTGCCGGGACAGAGAAAGCAGATGAAAGGCGGCTCCGGGGACTCGCCCTCGGCGAAATGGTCGTAGGCATACGGGATGCCGATCTCTTCCATGATGCTTATGAGATTATCCATGACGAAGCGTCCTCCCGATCTCTTCTTCCAGTTCCTCGATACCGTCCTGCTCGGCGGGCGCGATGTGCACCCTTGCGGCAACCCGGCCGCCATTACGCATGGCGTGCCCGTGCTCCAGCAGATGCGCCAGCATATACCTTGTCGGGGAATACACAGTAATCTCCAGAGCGGAGGAGCTTTCCTTCGTGGTTTTGGTCCGCCAGCTTTTGGCGTAGCGGCCGGTCCGTTCCGGAGCTCCCGCCGAGATCTCTTTCTTCACAGTATTGGCAGCCTTTTTAACCGCTGCCTTCACGCCCTCCGTGGTGGTATCGGCGTAATTGTCCAGTTCCTGCATGACCGCATCTGCAAGGCCGTCAATGCTTACCCTGCGTCCCATAGGATCACCTCTCAGCCAGCTCGATATGGAGCTTTCGGCTGTTATGCTTGAAGCCCATCTCGTCAATGCTCCGAATGTTATAAATGCGGCCGCCCAGCAGAATGCGATACTGTTTTGAGTTGACGGCAGCGGTTTCGGAGGAATACCGGACCGTCAGATCCAGCCGATCTGCCTCGACTGTATGCCCGGCGGACTCTTCCTCTTTGGTGGAAAGGCCGCTGGTCACAGCCGTGGCCCAGCAGGTGAAGTAATCCTGCCAGACGGATTTGTGATTCCCGTACTGATCCGTCGCAGTCTCGTTTTTCTGGATGGTGATCCGCACCCGCAAACCCGCGATGTTCATCACACCACCCCTTCCCGGAGACCGAACAGCAAAGACCGCAGCGTCAGCGTCAGACCATGATGATCGGCTTCCTCCCGATGCTCGAACAGATAGCCGAGTGCATAAAGGATCGCCACCCGCATGGTTTCCCGGACAGGAGCAAGGGCGGCGTCAGCGTTATCGTCGTTGACCGCCGCCCACTGCTCATCGGTGAGCCTTGCTACATCAGCGCAGAGCCTTCCGGCCGAGGACAGGAGGATGGCGATCATGGCGTCCTCATCCTCCGTGTCCACCCGGAGATAGCTCTTGGCTTCGTCAAGAGAAATCAGCGCCATGACCGCTCACCTCCGTTTAT